ATTGGGGAGTCTATGCAGTACTGGGGAAAAATAATTGGCGTGGCCGTGGCTCTGCTCATGGGCGGCGGCTTTTGGGGCGTGGTGCTGGGGCTGATGCAATTTATGTCTATGTGATAAAGCGAAACAGCGGGAAAGGAGGTGAATAATTCTTTAAAGAAAGGTTAAATGCAGAATAAAAGAACGTAAACCGCAGCCGCTCTGGCAGCGACTGCGCTATACGCGCCATACTTCACGTTAAAATCAGTGAAGAAAATGGTTCTCAACGCTGCTTTTTTGCGCGTCTTCTTCGGCGGTAAACAGCATCTGGTGCGCGCCCGCTTCAAGAATGACCATGGATATCTGCTCTTCGCTCTGGCGCACGAACCACTCGAACTGCGCGTAAGTTACCCCTTGCATAACGGATAAAGACTGGCAAACCACCAGCTTTGGCAGATTATCATCCTGCATATCCAGAAACGCCTTCACGGTGAGGGAACTGGCATTGATGGCAGACAGATCCGCGGCCAGCGGCAGTAACGCAGAAGGCCTCACTTCAGCCATCGCGGAAAACAGCAGCGTATTATCGACGAGATCTAATTTCGCATCGTAGATGCCGTCAAAATTTTGCATGTGTGGTAAATGCAGTGCCTGACAGGTATCACATTCAAAAAAACTCATGCCCAGGTCGTCGAGCCATTGCCGCAACGTATCCAGAGTGGGAACGACCAATTCTGTCATAATAATGTGCTACCTCTTACGATAAAAAAATACCGGCACAGCTTACGCAAAAAGTGTTCGTCATGCCACGATCATCGGCGATATTAAAGACTAGCCACCCGTTTTGAGACAAAATTCAGCCGTCGCGTGGCGTTCGATCCACTGAATCATCCGCCCGGCGATATCGATACCGGTGGTTTTTTCGATCCCTTCCAGACCCGGAGAAGCATTCACTTCCATCACCAGCGGGCCGCGCTCGGCGCGTAAAATATCAACACCAGCGACATCAAGCCCCATCGTCTGCGCGGCTTTTATCGCAATTTTGCGCTCACGGGGAGTAATGTTGGCAATGCAGGCGACGCCGCCGCGATGGAGATTAGAACGAAAATCGCCGTCCTTCGCCCGTCGTTCGATGGCAGCAACCACCTCATCCCCCACCACCAGACAGCGAATATCGCGGCCTTTGGCCTCTTTAATATATTCCTGAACCAGAATGTGGGCGTTAAGCCCCCGGAACGCATCCACGACGCTCTCGGCAGCCTGACGGGTTTCTGCCAGTACCACGCCAATTCCTTGCGTTCCCTCCACCAGTTTCACCACCAACGGCGCGCCACCAACCATATCGATCAGATCGCTGGTGTCATCCGGCGAGTGCGCAATGCCGGTAATCGGGAGATCGATACCCTGACGCGCCAGCAACTGCAACGAACGCAGCTTATCGCGGGCGCGGGTAATCGCTACAGATTCATTCAACGGATAGCTGCCCAGCATCTCAAACTGGCGTAGCACCGCCGTACCATAAAAGGTAATCGCCGAACCAATACGCGGAATGACGGCATCAAAATGAGGCAACTTGCGTCCTTTATAATGAATTGAGGACGCCGCCGGATTGATGTTCATATAGCAGGAAAGCGGGTCGAGTATTTCAACCAGATGACCACGCGTCATCGCCGCTTCACGCAGGCGCTTACACGAGTAGAGCGTTCCATCCCGGGACAATATGGCAATTTTCACCCTGCACCTCTCTGCATCACTCGATCTCTATCCCGCGTATCATACACAGCGGCAGAATTTTTAGCGCGTGGCCCAACCCTGTTTATGCAAATATTCCAGGATAAAGGGACGATTTTCCTTAATCAGCGTGCGGCGAATATGATCGCTCCAGGTGTCACGGCGGGTATTGCTGCCACGGCTGAGATAATACTGCGCGAGCTGTTCGTCATAATCAGCCAGCACGTCCTTGTCGAGCGGCTGATAACGATTTTCGTGCATCACTATCGCTGCGGGCAGGCGCGGCTTCAGCTCCGGGTTATCAGCAGGCCAGCCCAGGCACAGCCCAAACAGCGGCAGTACGTGTTTTGGCAGCGCCAGCAACTCGGTGACAGATTCGATGTTATTGCGCAATCCGCCGATATAGACACCACCCAGACCCAGCGATTCCGCCGCCGTCAGCGCGTTTTGCGCCATCATCGCCGTATCAACGACGCCCAGCAACAACTGCTCTGCAAGGCCTAATTGCGCTTCAGGGCAAATCTGCAAATGACGGTTGAAGTCGGCGCAGAAGACCCAAAACTCAGCGGCCTGCGCGACGTGCTGTTGACCGCCGGTTAAGGGTACCAGTGCGTCACGTAGTACCGGATCCGTAATACGAATAATGGACGTACACTGCAAAAAGCTGGAGCTGGAGGTCGCCTGAGCGGCGGCCAGAATCGCCTCTCGCTGTTCAGGCGTAATCGGTTGATCGGTATAATGGCGAATCGAACGGTGACGACGCAGAAGGTTAATGGTTGGAGTCATTCTCTTTTTCTCTGTCAGAACGGGATGAATCGGATGAGGGCTTCATCAGCTGGGGCGCCAGCCGCTGCGCGACTTGCCAGACGAATGCCAGTGCGGCGGGGATCATCAACAGCACGCCCAAAAAAAGCATGATAATGACCGCTAACGAGCTGTTAAACGGGGCGGGAAGCGTCAGGTAGTGGTTCAGCAACAGCAAAGCCAGCGCCAGGAGCACCATACCCACCATTTCCAGAATCAATACACTTTTTGGTAACGCGCCGGTCATACGCACAGGAAGCCCCCTTTTGTGAGACATAGTGTAAGGCGTTCAGCGTGAATGTGTTTAACAGATATAGACTAAATGTATCGAAGTAAAAGGTGCAACCTACTGTTCAAGACTGACGATTAGCGTCATCATAGCAGCCATTCGCCGTCAGGCTTTGAGTTCGAGGAGAGAGACTACAATGTTTACCGTTATTTTTGGTCGCCCGGGTTGCCCTTACTGTGTACGCGCAAAAGAACTGGCAGAGAAACTGAGCAACGAGCGCGATGATTTCAACTATCGCTACATCGACATCCACGCGGAAGGCATCACCAAAGCGGACCTGGAAAAGACCGTCGGCAAACCGGTTGAAACCGTGCCGCAGATTTTTGTTGATCAGAAACACATCGGCGGTTGCACCGATTTTGAAGCCTGGGCGAAAGAGAATTTGAACCTGTTCGCCTGAGTACTGTGAGTGATGTCATAACGCCCTCTCCGGAGGGCGTTATTGGTTTTTACGCTGTCGCGGTCTGAACAAACTGCTAATGAACAGGAAGCATAAGGCTCCCAAAGCGCACCAGAATACGGCGCTGAATAACCACGCCATCTCCTGCCACAGCGAGCGAGTGGGCGTAAAGAAAAGACGCGTGAACAGCAAACAACAAGGTGCTGCAAGCATCGCGCCAAGGAGCGGTTTGATCACCTCCCGGCGATGAGAGCAAAAACTGGCGACCGCGCCTGGCAGCGTAAAAAACAGTAGCCCAATTTCAGGATGCCCGGCCGCCCGAAATGCCCCTTTCATGTTCATCGTCAGAAAAAGACAGACAACCATAAAGAGCACAAAGCAGCAGACCGCTCCTACCCAACCATGCTTATATTTCAATCTTTTCTCCTGACACTGTCTCTATCGAACACACTTTTCGCCAAAGGCGTCCAGTCAGATAAAGCCGTTCAGCATTCCGTGCCAAAATACGCCAACACGATTCTTATAGCCGTTGATACGTAATGAGATTAAACTAGCCAGATTATATTGTTGTGCCGCTTATATTCGGGCTGTGAATATGTCACAATCGCCCTTATTTGATGGCAAAACAGTAGCCTAAATTACCATTTCTTTCAACAGCTTACTCGTAAACAAGAAGTTAGTCTCCGTGAATATAAACGTCGCCGATTTGTTAAATGGGAATTACATCCTGTTATTATTCGTTGTACTGGCTCTCGGCCTGTGTCTCGGTAAATTGCGTCTGGGTTCCATCCAACTGGGTAATTCCATTGGCGTTTTAGTCGTCTCTCTCTTATTAGGGCAACAGCATTTCAGTATTAACACTGACGCACTGAATCTGGGCTTTATGCTGTTTATTTTTTGTGTCGGCGTTGAAGCGGGTCCTAACTTTTTTTCCATTTTTTTTCGTGACGGGAAGAATTACCTGATGCTGGCTCTGGTGATGGTCGGCAGCGCGCTGCTGATCGCCCTCGGCTTGGGTAAGCTATTTGGCTGGGACATCGGCCTGACGGCCGGTATGCTGGCTGGCTCAATGACGTCTACCCCGGTTCTGGTCGGTGCTGGCGATACGCTGCGCCATTTTGGAATGGAGAGCGCACAGCTTTCCCGGGCGCTGGATAACCTGAGCCTGGGCTACGCACTGACCTACCTGATCGGTCTGGTCAGCCTGATCGTCGGCGCACGCTATCTGCCAAAATTACAGCATCAGGATCTGCAAACCAGCGCCCAGCAAATCGCCCGTGAACGCGGTCTGGACACCGACACGAACCGGAAGGTGTACCTGCCGGTCATTCGTGCTTATCGCGTCGGCCCGGAACTGGTCGCCTGGACGGACGGAAAGAACCTGCGGGAGCTCGGCATTTACCGCGCGACTGGCTGCTACATTGAACGCATCCGTCGTAACGGTATTCTGGCAAACCCGGACGGCGACGCCGTGCTGCAGATGGGTGATGAAATCGCGCTGGTCGGCTATCCGGATGCTCACGCCCGCCTCGACCCCAGCTTTCGTAACGGCAAAGAGGTGTTCGACCGCGACCTGCTCGACATGCGGATCGTCACGGAAGAGATCGTGGTGAAAAACCACAATGCCGTGGGACGCCGTCTTGCGCAACTGAAGCTCACCGATCACGGCTGCTTCCTGAACCGCGTGATTCGCTCGCAGATTGAAATGCCGATTGATGACAACGTGGTGCTCAACAAAGGCGACGTATTGCAGGTCAGCGGCGACGCGCGCCGGGTGAAAACAATCGCGGATCGTATTGGCTTTATCTCGATTCACAGCCAGGTCACCGATCTGCTGGCCTTCTGTGCGTTCTTCATTATTGGTCTGATGATCGGCATGATCACCTTCCAGTTCAGCAACTTCAGTTTCGGCATCGGTAACGCCGCTGGATTGCTGTTCGCCGGGATCATGCTGGGGTTCCTGCGTGCTAACCATCCCACATTTGGCTACATCCCGCAGGGAGCGCTGAATATGGTGAAAGAGTTCGGCCTGATGGTCTTTATGGCAGGCGTTGGCTTAAGCGCGGGCAGTGGCATCGGTCAGGGGTTAGGGGCGATTGGCGGTCAAATGCTGGTTGCTGGTCTGATCGTCAGCCTGGTGCCGGTGATCATTTGCTTCCTGTTCGGCGCCTATGTCTTGCGCATGAACCGGGCGCTTCTTTTTGGCGCCATGATGGGCGCGCGTACCTGCGCACCGGCAATGGAAATTATCAGCGATACCGCGCGTAGCAATATCCCGGCACTCGGTTACGCAGGTACCTACGCGATAGCCAACGTGCTGCTGACACTGGCGGGGACACTCATCATCATCATCTGGCCAGGCTTAGGATAAAACTGAAGTTGTCCCTTAAGTGAAAATTTTTTGCAGATATGTAGAACTTTTCCTCAAGGTGTCAGTCATAACTAGTGCCACTGCTTTTCTTTGATGTCCCCAATTTGTGGAGCCCATCAACCCCGCCGTTTTGGTTCAAGGTTGATGGGTTTTTTGTTGCCTGAAATTTAAGCTGTTTAAAATCATGATGTTAGAAACACTGTTTTTTAACGATGGCGACAAAATGGCGGCAGCGTCAAAGAGAGAGCGCCACCTGTTCTGATTTCATTGGATGCGGCTGAACCGGATTTGACTCTTTTGGCGTTGCAATCGAACGAACAAAAGTTTCATGGGTAACAAAAGTATGGCTGCAGTTAATGTTCTGGCACTGGTTGTAACGCTCTTTGGTCAATGAAGATACCTGAAAACTGCTGCGAGTATGGGCGGCACTTCCACACAGTGGGCAAATCATCATTTTTCGAGTTCTCCCCATTTTTGCTAAATTCACAATAATGATACCGCATTATTCCATTTTGAAAACTTAAAAGTTCTCCATTGCGAAGAATCCTTCCATTTCGAAATCATCAATCTTCACTTCAAGCTCCAAACTGGTCGTAAAACCGTTATCCGGGCTGACAGTATGCGTCAGAGTCGTAATGGTCCATTCCGCATCATCTATCGGCTGTTTAAAGCCACTGACTTTCACTGGCATTTCCGTGTAGAGATCTGCCCGACCTTCTGCCAGTTGTAGCGAGAATGACGCAACGCCGCGTTGCAGGCGTTCCCACTGCATTTTCGCCGCCCGTTCGGCGTTGCTCCGGTTGGCATAGGTGCGATTAAGTACCAGCACGTTTTCATCTGTACCCACCAGGTAATCGCCCTGCTTCGCTTCCGGCTCTTTCTTCTGCTTCTTAGTCCTGCGCTTACGCTTCACCGTGGTGCTTTCTTTCTTCGCGGGTTCGCGGGTATGCAACCAGCTGGCAATTACGCCCGTGTAGGCTCCGCGATCTGCCAGGGTAAAGCGGTGACTGTCGCCGTCCTTACGTGTGATTGAGATCACCGGCAGTGGTTTACCGCTGGCGCTTTTGCCCTGTCCCTGCCGGATGAATAACAGATTGCCATTTTTCACCGACGCGATGGCACCGTACTGGCGCGCCAGCCGCATCAGAAAACTGCCGTCACTCTCATTAGTCTGGTCTATATGCTCCACGGGCTTATCCGACAGGTCTTTACCCAGTGCCATCTTCAGCTTATGACGCGCGGCTATTTCCTTCACCACTTCCCCGACAGTGGTCTTGTGCCACGATTTTTCACGGCGGGTATTCAGCGTTTCCCTAAAATCAGCACTTCGCGCCCGGATAGTCAGGCGATCCGGTGCGCCGGTGTGTTCAATCTCGTCCACCGTGAATGCCCCTTTCGGGAAAAGCGGCTGCCCCTTCCAGCCCAGCGCCAGCGTGATGACCGCCCCACGGCGCGGCAGCACGATTTTTCCGTCGGCGTCGTCCAGCTCCAGATCAAGCTGGTCTGCTTCAAAGCCCCGATTGTCCGTCAACGTCAGACTCATCAGGCGGTTATCCAGCACAGTGGTGATATCCTTCCCCTCAATACTGATGCTGAATGCGGGAGTTTTGTTGCCTTTGTTAAGCAGTTCAGAGCTGAAATTCACGACAGCAGCCCTCCCACCGTTTTACTGATATCGCTTAAGGCAGACGTTGCCGTATCCTGCAGATTATTCAGCTGCGCACTGAGATCACCGAACATATCGGACAGGGATTCATCCACCCGTTTGAGCGACAGGGTAAACTCAATCCGGCGCGGCATACCATCGCGGAAAAACTCCGTTTTAGTCTGATTCAGTCCCTCAATCACATACATGCCATAAATCGTGCCGCTGCCTTCAATCAGGGGCCATGCTTTCCCCTGTTCTGCCATCTGCTCCAGTGCCAGCAACGACATCCTGCCACCTGTTATCTCCGGCATAAGAACACCGGAAAGCGTCAGCATGTCGTTGTCCGGTCCCAGAAACTGCGTGGACGGACGTCGGTTTACCCGGCTGTTTGCCGCATGTCGCCAGCTGCGTTGATACTGCAGCTCCTGATACGGCACGGTGCGCAGCATAAACACGTACAATCCCAGCACCATCATCATGCGTCGTATCCCCCCTGATCGCTGTAGTTACTCCTGGCTTTTGCCTTCAGCCTGCGTTCACGTTCATCAAGCTGGCGGGCCACCTCCCGCGCAATATCCTGCGCACTTTGTCCTGGCTGCGTCTGAATGATGATCTGCGTCGGTGCCTCAATCCGTTGAATGGGCGGCACAGTGGCTGCACGACTCACCATCGCTTCGCCGCCTTTCGCGGGAAGTGCCAAAGGGTGCAACGGTGGAAGCTCTGTAGGCGCGGCAGCAACGCCCATCATTCCGGCAACAACCGCAGCCAGTGCAGCGGTATTTCTCCGGCTGGTCACGTTTGCCGGGCCGTTGACAATTTCCGGCCCGTTTTCACCGACGATGCCAAACTGCCCGCGCGGGATATAGCCGCCGCTGTCATACATCCCCGCAAAGCTATATCCCCATGACGGAAAACCACCCGATGGCATCATCACTTTACCGTCTGCATTCACCGTCGCAGGTTGCTGACGCGTCACACTTTCCGGCAGTTTCGCCTTTGCAGCCTCTTTACTGACAATGCCGAGTTTATCCAGCAACCAGGAAACGCCGGATTTCAGGGAGTCCAGCGGATGCATGACCATATTCAGCCCTTCCGCCAGTGCCTCCCCGAATCGTCGCCCCATTGCCGCTGCGCTCTGCAGTTCGGCAGAGGTCGACTTAACAGGCGTCAGCAGATCAGTAAACCAGCCCCACAGCGCCTGCACTTTGTCGCCAATCCACTGGAACACGGGCTTAAGTGGTTCAAACGCTGCACTGATGGGACCTGCCGCCGCTTTGAATCCTTCCACCACGCCACCGAGAAATGCGGTGATGGGTTGCCAGTATTTCCAGACAACCAGCGCCACACCCGCCAGTGCAGTAACCACAAGACCTATCGGACTAAGCAGAGCACCTAACAGACCAGATATGGCATACAGGGCAACGCGCAGCATCGCCAGCGGACCAGATGCAAGCACTCGCAGCACCGCGCCTGCGGCTGCCAGTCCACCGCGCAGTACCGCCAGAGGATTCATAAACATCACAGCAACAGCACGTAAACCGGATAATCCAGACCGCAAAAGTGCAACTGGCGCACCTGCTACAGTTTTCAAGACATTTCCCGTCAGTGATGCCGTGCGGCGCAAAGATGACAACGGTGCAGTAAGTAAACCCGCAGCGTTGCCCGATGAAGCAAGCCCGCGTCGCAGCAGTATCAGTGGTGCGCCAGCCAGCCAGGACAACGCGCTGCTGGTTCGAGTTACTGCTGCCGTAACGGAAGGTAACGTTTTGATACCCAGCACAGAGAATCCCAGACGGATCACTGCCAGCGGCCCCAGCACTGCAGCCAGCGCCACCGCTAAGGTGCCGAGGCCGACAGTAACCGCAGCCACAACCGCGGCTACTTTCATCAGTGTACCCGTCAGTTCAGGGTTAGCTTCCACCCAGCGACGCAACGCCCCCGTGATGCTTTTCACCGTGTACAGAATATCTATCAGCGGCTGGCGCAGCGTTTCGCCCAGGCTGCTGAAGGTATTCTGCGCTCCGGTTTTAACCAGCAACCACTGAGCAGAAAGTGAGTCCTTGTTGATGTCGGATTCTTTCTGCATGGAACCGAGCGCATCATTGCCCGCTGTCAGTTTTAGCTGGCGCTGTAGTTCCGGCAGGTTGTTTGCCAGTTTCGCCGCGTCATCGCCAAACTCTTTACCAAACAACATGGTCATGGCAGACAGACGCTTGTCCTGCGGCAGTGCGTTCACCTTCTCCAGCACACGCTGGATAGTTCCCATCGCATCCTTCGTCATCTGCTTTTCAATCACTTCAGGATTGAGTTTCAGCAGATTCATCCCTTCAAAGAAACTCTTGCTTTGCATGGTGGCAATGGACAATTCACGCACCATCGCGTTGGCAGCACTGGCAGCGACCTCCGGCGCAGCCCCCAGTGTCAGGAAGGTGGAACCCAGCGCCGCCGCTTTACGATAATCCAGACGATCAGCCACACCGCCCAGGCGTTGCATGACATCAATGATGTCTGCCCCTTTCGACATAGCGTTATCATCCAGATAGTTCAGCGCATCACCGAGCTGTTCAATATTGCGGGTTGGTATTTTGTAGAGCTGGGCGATTTTCCCCAGACTTTCTGACAGTTCATCCGCTGGCAGCTCAAAGGCTGTTGCCGCCTTTGCTGCCGTACTGGCGAAGGCCAGCAGGTCACGTTTCTGGTCCTCCCAGCTGTCGTCAGGGTTTGCCACATTCATGCGCGCACCACCTTCAACCAGTGCGGCGAAGTCCACAGCACCGTTTTCCATTGGCAGCTGTTCACTGGCAGCTTTGATGGCATCCTGCATTTCGTAAAAACGCACAGTGCGGTTGCCATTATCGTCACGCAGACCATTGACCTGCTTTGCCACACCTTTCATGGCATCTTCCATGCTGGTATAGCTTTTTACCGCCGCCATCACTGGCGCGCCCATTGCCAGCCCTGCAGCCGTGGTGGTGGCGNNAGCACCAACAAAGAGCTGACCATCGCTATCTCTGTTGACATGCTCGATACCGGGATTGATGTCCCGGAAATTGTGAATCTGGTCTTTGCCAAGCCGGTCAAATCAAAAGTGAAGTTCTGGCAGATGATTGGCCGTGGTACGCGCCTCTGTGCGGGGCTGTACGGCAACGATGACAACGGCAAACCGCTGGATAAACAGAAATTCCGCA